TGGACTATATTGTCCAGGTAATTTAGGCATTGGATATATTATATCTTTACCAGGTTCTAAAACTGGCATTTTATTAATATATTTTTTATTTTTCTTAACTTTTGTAACCATTTATTGTTCTCCCAACGCCCATTATTCATCCTCCAATCGTTTACTAAAAGCCTGATCCTCTATACTACAGCAAGTGTCTTCAAGTTCATCAAGTAATTCATCTTCTTGATCGTGAAGTTCTCTAATTTCATCTATTATCTGTGCGTGGGTTCTTTTCTTTTTTTTGGCCATTTGTCTTATAAAATGACGAATATCCAGCTTTACGCAACGCACAAAACAATTGATAAGGAGTAAAGATATACCACTTATAGAAACCTATTAATCTCATTACAAAGGCTACACAAGTAAAATCTTTAATTCTTAACAATTGCCATTCATTACGAACAGGACATATAATGATTTCATAGTCAGACATAAATTTTAAAATCTTTGTAATTTCATCTTCTGCTAAAGCAGTATGACGTATTCCTGCGTGTGTCCATTCTAAATGAACCCATTTTTGTAATTCTGGATTAAATCCTAATACTCCACAATGTTTGAATCCTTTTTTAAGAAACTTCATTGCATCCTGATAAGGATGATCAGGAGCTTCGTAAAAATAGACTAACCATTCTTTCTGAAGATATCCCATATCTTTTTAGTCTTCCTTTTGTTTTTTTGTTTAGCAAATACATCCCAATCTTTATTAACGATGGTAGGTTGGTTTTGATGTTTACCTGATAATAAAGTTCTCCCTTCACCAGCTCCCATTAATAAATATTGTAGAGCATCGTGAACGTGAGAGTATCTATTCTTTAAAGGTTTCTCATCATAGCGATCTCCTGAAGTTTGTATCCGTCTATAATGGTATCCACCATTAAATCCTTTTTTTAAATTAATACATTTAGTGTCTAGCAAGAAACCAGGCTTACCATCTAGTAATCTGGAAAGAGCTGTATCTACCGCTTCTATTCTTAAAGCAGGATCATTAGATGGAGCTGGTCTAGCTTTTAAACCATAAGTTCTCATAATTTGAAATGGAGTTCTCTCATCAGTTTGAGATCTAAAATCTCCAGCAGGATCTCCATAAATCATAATTTCATAAGGTTTATAATTTTTAAATATTTCTCCTCTTAAGAGTTCTGAAAATCTTGATACTCCCATATCAAAACAAACAAGCTCATCTAGAATTAACCATCTACCTGTAACAAGTCTTTGAGCAAAGACAGCAGCAGGAGTTAATCCAAAGTCTACTCCTATCCATATCGGTTGAGATAGATTAGGTTCTAATTTTTCAGTAGATACGTGCAGCTCTTGTTTAAAGTTTGGATAGACAGGTTTACCTTCTTCAATAGATCCTAATTTATTTAAAACATAAACATCTATCCATCCTTTTGTTTTACCTCTAATAATATTATCGTAATATTTAGGAGTTAGATTGTTTTTGTTTTCTGCTAAATCGTGAGGATCATATGCTGTTGTAGATCCATCTTTATCTTTTTTTTCAAGGAGAGCTGGAGGTTGGGTATAGAAACTCCAGTTGTCAGGCTTGATTAACATTAAGACTTGATCTCTATTAAAATGATCGGGAACAGGAACATCCCCTGCCATTATGGGCCACCAATGATCTTCTTCAGGTGCATTTGAATCTGCGATAACTCCATACCAGGTTGCTCCACCATCACGCATTGATGGATACCTGCCAACACGCATAGTACAAGCATCAATAATGCTCTTAGGTATCTCTCTGGCTTCATTAATCCAAACACCAGTGAGTTCAAGTGATAGAAGTTTTTTAACATCTTCAGGCCTATCAAGAGCAAGGAATAGAACTTCAACTTCAATATCTCCTTTTCTAATTAAATGAGTATAAGGAACTGACCAGGCAAAATCTCCCCATTGATCTTCAGGAAACCAATCCAACCACGTTTTAATTGTTGTTGTTTTTAATTGAGGATTGGTATTACGAATAACTGCCCATCTTGATTTTCTTATCCCACTTCTATTTTTTTTCTGAAGGAGTGATCTTCTAAATACTTCTATACAGCAACTCACAGATTTACCACTTCCTACTGGGCCTCTGATACCTCTAAAGAAGTCATTGGACTTCATAAAGGTCTTTAATGTATTGCCTTCTGGTTTATATTTGAAATTAATCGACATTAGTTCCTACGTTTGACTTCAGCATATTATAAACTGTTTCTTCGCCAAACGCTTCAACTAATTTGTCTGCCTCATAATCGGTAATCATATGAGTCGGATAATTTTTAAGGTGAACTCTTTTAACTATGATTCTTAATCTTCTTCTATCTTTTAAGGATAAGCTATTTAGAAAAGACATCTTCCTGCTTTCTTAACAAGTCTACTTGTTCCAGAATTTGTTCTAGGATTTCTTTTTCTTTTCCATATATGGATTCGAATTTTCTTTTGGTTCTATGAATAGAGAATTGTCCCTGGTGATGTTCATAGCATAAAGGTATTACTTCGAAATGGCTTGACCTTCTGCCAATACCCGTACCCTTTGGTCGGATATGATGCAATGATGCAGGGGATCTGCATATCCAACATCCTAAAGACGCAACTCTACTCATATGTTCTCGTTCTCTTTTTGTAGCCATATGAGTGAGAGTTACTTATTTAATATTTTCTACCCTTGGATTTCTTGCCAGGCTTCTTCTTCTTGTTTTTTTTCTTTTTCTTTTTTTTCATATTCCTCCTTGTTAATGACTTCATAAGTTGCTCTACAACCATCTGGAGTAGCAGCACTAGCTTGTTGCATAGCTTTAACATCGTCCGTTGAAGAATACAATATTTCTTTCTTAAGAGTATTACCCGTAGAGAGATCCCATATTTTAACTATATAATCCATATTGTTTCTTATTTGTTTGAAAGGATGAACTTATATAACTAAAAAAAATACTAAACGCACACAACCTATCTTCCTTGTCCACGATACTTCTTGTAACTGCTTTTCTCTGATTTATTAAGACGTTTCTTGTGCCGACCTATTTTAGGTTTGGATCGTTTTACGTAATTATTTACGCCCCATTTTGCTTTTGCCATTTGCTAGACTTAAGACGCAACTATCAGCAAAACAACGCACTCTGTTTAATTTAAAGGATTATCAAAGATGTCTTCTGATGAACTTAAAATCAACCTTGTTGTGAGTGCAATACCACTAGTCATCTTACGATGGGTAGTTTTCGCCCCACCCCTAAAGGGTGGGTCGAAAGAGAATCGGTACCCTGTACCGATACTTTTAACTGTTAATCGAAACGATTAACTTAAATCGATATTAATTTTAATATCCCCTGTTAGATTATGAGCAACTCTATCTGGTGCTCTTAATCCAACACGATCGAGTATATCTCTACTAGCTTCGAGCTGAACATACTCTGATCTAGCTCCTGAAGATAGTTCGATCATCCTCTTACTCGCACTTACTGCACCAAGTCCTAGAGTTTGAGCAATCCGTGATTGCATATAACTCTGTACCTTTGGTAATCGTAGTGTGCGAGAACCACTTATTCTCCCTGCTTCAGCAGAACCTTTTGTAGAATAACCAGCCTTAATTGAAGCTTCCTTAATAGAACATCCTGTTGCTACGATGGTATCTACCAAAGCCTTTTGCTTATCTGTTAACTCGTCAGTCATTAATTCTATTCTGCCTCTTACGTTAGTGGACTCAAAGATTCTTCTTGTCAAGCATTATTATGACACTTTAGTGTAAAACAATACTCACAACACTACACGTTGTGGTGAGAACTGCAAATAGTTCTCACACTCTCCTTGCAATTGAGTGTTCTCGCAAAGTTGATCCTCTTGCACAAAGAGTAAATCACTAAATTGACAAGCAATTTAGACGGACTCCCTGATAGGAGTGCGTCCTAGATTTTCTCTTTCTGCGTAAAGATAAGGAATCAACTTTGCTGTGAGCACAAGCTACACACGGATTATCTAGCATAACAAGGACTCCCCTTTCTCTGTCATATCAACAAAGTGTCACACCTAAGAAGGTGTGTCGCCTGGCCCAATAAGATTGGGCAGGACTACACTTTGTCGCAAGACAGAGAAGGAATCCCCTCGTTAATTGCACGATAATCGTGCGTTAGCACATTTGTTAAACATAACTGAAAGGATATATTATGATGTTTGATGAGTTAAATAGATTCATTGATCTGATGTTAAGTGACTCTGATAAAATGAGAGTTAAAGAACTTAACAGTTCGAGAAATGAAGATAATAAGAATGAAGTAGATGGTGAGATATTCATCATCTATAATAAAGCTAATAAAATGAAAGGAGTTGTATATGGATAATAGTGCAACAATTAGTGACGTTAGAGAGCCTGATTTTTCTAATGAAAGATTAGAGAAAATGGGCGACTGGTTAGAAGAAAGAAAACCAGCGATTAAAGAAGGAATTGAAAACTTCTTTAAGAATGTAATTGCTCCTGATTTTGAAGATG